GCAATCTGTATTTCAGTATCTGCAACAATGTCTAACTGTCCGTCAGTGCTTGAACTTACATGAATTGCAGCATCTCTAAACTGTATTTTTTTGTTAGTACCCATAGTAGAGTCGGCATTACTAGCGAAACCACCATTGAATACGGTTGCAGCGGTTGTGCTTAGTACGCCTATAACCACCGCAGTGCCCGCCATGTTTACAGCACCATCAATGTCAACAATATCTAAATTGGTCGTCCCATCCACATCAATATCACCTGATATATCAAGGCTTCCTGCAATTATTTCCCCACTTGCATTAATAGCACCATTAATATCAATCGTAGTTGCAGCTATTTGAATCTCAGTATCTGCAACAATGTCTAACTGTCCGTCAGCAGAAGAGTTAATGTATATAGCTGCATCTCTGAATTGTACTTTATCATCAGTAGATACAGAAACGTCTGTACCGCCTGTTGTGTTGCCAATAGCAAGCACTTCTGACAATGTATCTGCTGTGTCAACTTGCGCGTCTACATAGGCTTTAATGGACTGCTGTGTAGCAAGTTTAGTTGCACTGTTAGAAGCCATATTGTCTTCGTCAAGTATGTCAGTAATTGTAACTGCACCAGTACCTTTTAAAGAGGCAATGGTTGTTAGCCCGGCTATTGTTGTAGCAGGAGTAATATTCACCAATGCACTTGATATATCAAGCTGTGTAGTGAGCGTTGCGGCTGTCATAGTCTTAACAAGTAGTGTGCCGTCCTCTGTACCGCCCGTTACATCGTCTATTTGTCCCGATAAAGCGGCATATGTAGTTTTAACGCTTCCTGCGTCTTCGCCGTCAAATCGTATTTCACCGATAAAATCTGCGTCAGCAGGAGAGGCACTATCTCTGAAAATAGAAAAAATTGGGCCTACCGTTGACGAAGTTGCAGTGTCACTAAAAGTAAATGCGCCGTTAGCATAATCAACAATCTTTACGCCACCCGCAGTCATTGCCATATTGTCGGCGCCAATGCGGAAAAAACCAGTATTAGCATCTGACACCCAGGATATACCCGGTTGCGTTACTGTACCGTCACTAAAAGTTAGCGGCGCAAGCATACCACCTTTACCGCTACGTGAAAGACTGTCCGTAATTTCAGTAGCAATATCATTCATGGTGTTATTACCCCATGTTACGGTAATATCTGTACCACTAACCACAGGGTTCCCTGTTGGGAGGGTGTATGTACCACTAGCGTTTCTTGACATTATTTATTCCTTTATTGTTCTATTAATGCACCCGTAGCCATACCCGATCTACGTCTTAATGCTCTGGCCAATTCGTCGGTTTTTTTACTAAATATTTTATTTCCTGAAAGCATTTTTTGCACGCCGGGACGTGCCGCCGCTGCTGCTATAGGAACAGATAGCGCATGAGTAACAGGGTTTACCGCACCAAGTACCGCGCCCGCAGCACCGCCAGTAGCTAAACCTATTGCTGAACCCGTTGCACTTCCAATAGCTGCATTGGCTATACCGCGTTGCCACACAGCAGGGCTTTTATCTGGCAGCCTTTGTTCTAGTGTTTTTATATATTTGTCAAATTCCCTATCTTTTATAGCTCGTTTAGCAAGCGCCTGTTGTAAAGGCGCATCACCAAAAGACGCAGCGCCTTTAGATGTTTTAGCCGACGAAGATAACAAAGTCTCAGCAGTAGGCTTGCCTTGCGTTAGCAAAGAGGCTTTACGGCCTGTAGCATCCGTAACCGTTAGATATGTAGGATATATATCATCAACGGCACTTAATGCTTTATTATTAGCAGAAGGTATTTGGTTTCGTAATTCCGCGCGCAAAAATTTTATCTGTTCTACTGCTTTAGCGTCACCTTGCGCGCCCGCAGATTTTAATTCTGTGCGTAAAGTTTTATCTAAATCCTGCGCGGTTAAAGCAGGGTTTTTAAGGTCTTTTAAAAAGTTTTTTAATCGGTTTGCATTACTTGCTGAAGCGTTTTCAGTTATATCATTAGCAGTTGTTGTCAACCTGAGCCGCCCGTTCGGAGCAATCGTGGCGTTCTTCCACGCAGCATCATATGATTTAGTAACTGCATTTTTTAACTGTTTTGCGCCTTTATGCCCACCTTTAGTTATTGCATAGCCAGAAGGCGCGGCTTTATTAAACATTTTTTGTGACCATATATCTAATTCTTTAGCGTGTTTTCGTAAATATTTATCTATAGCCGCACGACCTTGTTTATACACTTTACCGCCACCGCCATAAGCAACACCTAAAACTTTTTGATAGGCATGTTGCATTAACGAACCTGCTTCAGCAGTTAAGTTAGGAGGCACTTGACCTGCTACTTTTTCTATTGCAGTTTTACCTGTTCGGCTTTTAAATATTTTATCTAATCCAGTACGTATGCCTAAAGGCAATAGAGTCATGGCCGCAGTTATGCCGCCCCCTATCCCTCCAGATAAAAAGGCATTATCACTTATATCTCGGTCGTCACCAAATGCACTAATACCACCTATTACTGCTGCATCTGTAGCGCCTGCGGCTGTATTTGCTAAAGCCCGTGGTAAACCAGTCATTGTTTTAGGTATTGCTTTAGTAGCAGTAACTCCTGCTTTTATTAGTCCACCTATGCCTAATAAATTACCTCCTAATTCACTACCTGTAGCTAAATTAGGATATTTTTCTTTAAGTTCTTTGTTCCGCGATCTATTCTGCTCTAACGCCTCATCATATGAAGCATCAGTAGCTAACGCTTCAACCGCGGAATACAACTTATCACTTTGGTTAAAAGTTACCCCGCGATTAATAAAACGTGCAGCAGTGTCTGCTTGATCAAAAAAATTAGACCCCATATTTTTTAATGCGTCGCCCGCATTAAAATCTTCTATATTATCTACGCCTAAAAATGCTTTAGAATAGTTAGTGCCTTTTTTTGGGGTATCGGACACAGTTGCGGCGGCTATCTTTTCCTCTAGCTCTGCAATGCGTATGTTACGCTGAAGTTCATCTATGCGTTCTTGGCTCATTACGGCACTCCCCCCTGTTCAGATAGTAATTTCGCTAATTCTTCGCGGTCTTTATCTAATTGGCTAAAGGTACTATTCCCCGAAGTAAGTTTTTTTGGTTGGTTTAGTGGGTCTTGGTCATCTGGGGTGATAAATCTTTCGCCGTTAATAAGATCACCAAAGTTACGTAGCACCCAACTATCAGATGCACCAGCATCTAAAGCGTTGCCGCCGTATTTAGCCATTTTATCACGTATAAAGTTTTCACGGAACGCTAAATTTTTACGAATAGTATAGTCGCTGTCGTTTTCGCTAATAGACGCACCGTTCCATGCTGCTATTTCAGGCGCAGTAAGTGCCGCACCAAACATTTCGTGCCGTTCTGGTAGTATATTAAACTTTTTATATGTTTTCCACCACCCAGAGCGATCTTGCATATCTTTAGGCATTATAGGTGTGAAACCTATGTCTGCGGCTAAAGTAGTAGCTTTACCTGAAAACAATGTTTGTGAAGCGTATTCAGGAACATATGTCTCTAAAGCTGACAACATACCAGTAGCTTCAGACGCTATATCTTCATAATGTCTAGAAATACGGTCGGCCATGCCATTTTTCTTTTTAGACTTACTGTTACCAACTAAACTATATGCTAACTTAGCCGCAGCATGTTCCATTCTATCTGTGTGACGTTCCATTTCGGCATCAAGCGAACCCTGTTGGAAACCTAAACGCTCATTAAACATAGCGCGTTGCTGCGCTGTTTTAGTATCAAATTCATATTCACGACGCAAACGAGCTTTTTGAGTGTCAGTGCGCTCCATACCAAATTGATCTTTATCCCAATCAAATTTTGCCCATTTTAATACGCTGTCTGCTTGATGTCGGGTTATTATGCCGTCCTGTTTGATTCCAAACTGGCGCTCCATTTCAACAAGTTTATCTATATCTAAATTTAATTTATCTCTATTTAACTCATAATTATTGGCTATTTTAATATTACCTTGATCTAATTTAAGTGCATCGTGGCCTTTTTTATGCTCAAATTTTTGTTCATTTAATTTAAATTCACTTAAAAAACGCTCGGTATCAAAGCCAAGTTCGTCTTTTTTCTGTTTGGTGTTTACATCAAATTTAAACCGGTCAAATTCTAATTTATCTTTTTTTGCTTGATTTTGCGCCAGTCTATTTTTTTCAAGCGCTTTTTGTCTTTCGCTTGCTTGACCCAGCATAGCCGCACGATAATCATTCGTAGCACCTAATGTTTCAGCCCGCTGCGCGCGATCTAAAGCTGCTTTTTCTCTAGCTTGATTTAACGCGCCTGCTTGTTTAGCAGCTGCCATAGTGTTTTTAGTCATGCCTGTTCCAAGATTAGACACTTGCTCTATGGTAGATAGGCCAAGCAAATTGCCGGCGGTACGATCATTACGCAACGACATAGCCATTTTTTCTTCGTCAGAAGTAGTTGGCGCACCCATTAAAGCGGTTATAGAATCTTGATATGGTGGCATTATAAATCCTTATATTTATGTATAAACAGGGTTTCTATTTGGGCCACTAGCTCCATAGCCTAGTTTATCTTCTTCTTCTTTTTCACGGCGCAATGCGTCAGCAGTCATTTGTTGTTGAGCTACGTCACCCAAAGTATTAGCTGTAGTTAATGTCCCGGCTGTTTTACCTGCTGAAAGGCTCTTTAAATCATTGTTTATTCTTTTTCTTTCTCGGCCTGCTTGGAAATTTTTAAGCCCTTGAGCTAAAGCAGTAGGATCAGCAACAACAGTATTGCCGGCTTGAATAACTGAAGGCATGGCTGTAGATAAAGTATCGTTAGCAGTTCCTAACTCGCTCCCTAAAATAGCCGTCTCCCCTATATAGTCGCGGTACATATTTAATTTTTCTTCGTCAGTTAAATTCATTATGGCCGCAGCAAAATTAGGGTCAGTTAGCGCTGCTTGATTTATGTCATTCTGTACTTTTTCTTCTTCTATACCGGGCATTATTTTATTCCTTTATAGTTTACCATGTCATACCCTGAAGCATGTTTAAACACAGCGTCTTGATTAATTTCATCGGACATTACGCCTACAGCCCAATCACCCCAAAGATATTGGAAACGATAAAGAGGATAACCTAATAATTGACCTACGCGCTTAATATGTTTTTTAAGTCTACGATCTGAGAACATACCCGCAGCAGTTCCGGCCATATTCATCATTCCCTGAACACCTGCATTTGAAGCGTTTGTTTGATTTAAACGTGCATCATACGCATTATTCATTGCACCTGAATAATTAGCGCCTTGTGCGCGGCTTGCGTTTTGGAAACCTGCCATCTGTGGCGCATTTACTTGTTGTCCCGATATTAGCGCATTTACTTCATTTAGGTTTGATCCGCGGCGTGCCATTTCTTCGTTCATCATGCCTGTACGAATAGCATTTTGGCGGTCAGCATCCTGATTACCTTGGTCATAGCCTCGATCTTTTATAGTCATTTGTTCAGCTAATGCTCGACGGCGAGCGTCATTTTGAAAATTACCTGCACCTTGAGCTTCATTAAATCGTTGTCCACCACTAGCTAAATCTATTGCTGATTGTTGGCCTCTTGATTGATTATAAAAATCTGCCGCAGTATCAGCTTCACTAATATCTTGCCCTCTACGAGACATATCCATACCAAACATACGAGAGGCTTCAGCGCCGCCGCTCATAATAGATTCGTTTTGAGCTGCGGTATATGCGTCTGTACGTTCCATACCAAGATTTTGCATAGCAGAATCATACGCTTGATCGCCGGGACGTAAGCCTTGATTGTTAAGTTTAATTTCAAGAGCTTGTTCCCGCCCTTGAAATTGCGGGTCTAACCTACTTGTACGACGGTTATACATTGCATCTTCTGCTCTATTACGATAATCGTCTGATTGCCCTACTTCAGAAGCTCCAGAATAATCTAAACTTTGCTGCAATTCAGGACTGTTATACTGCCCTGCCTGTAAACTACTAACGCCTTGAGGTAAATCCGACATATCTATTGCTTCAGCCGACACGCCCATATTAGGATCGCCGTACTTACTAAAATCCATACCTTGAGCATAGTCTTCAGCTACACGCGGCATTAGCGCCCCACCTAAATCGCTTCTGCCCCGCGTCAATGCTAATTGACTATCAAGCGCAGCTTGAGATTCAGGATTTAACTCTTGATTTTGCGTGTATTTGGTAACTTTTTGACCTGTTGCCGGGTCAATAACTGCTTCAGTATCATAGGTTAATGATCCAAAAGGACTAAACTGATCTGGTCTATTAGCATAGTTCTGTTGATTAGTAGCTTCTCTACTTGCTTGCGCTGTTTCTTCGGCTGCGCCTCTATAATCTGGGACGGCGGGTGCAGATTTACCCATTGGAAGTTCCTCCTGTGTAACCGCCGCTTTGGTATCCTGATACGGCTTGGCTAGGTGTAAAGTCTATAGGTGCGGGAGCTTTTCTTAGCCTAGCCGCTTGAAATGCTTGCATCGTAGGTGTAGGGCCTGCGGGGGCCATTGGTGGTGCAGGCGGTGGCGCAGGGGTAGGCGCAGGTGCAGGTGTTAAATCAGGAGCCGCAGAATTACCGTAAGTGTTTCTTGCAGTCTGTCTTTGCACATCTAAAGTTGGATTGCCTTCTCCTGCATAATCAGTCCTAGACATATCAGGATTATACCATTTTGCGTTATCGCCTTTAGCTAAAAATTCTTTATTTATTCTATCTCGCTCAGGGTTCATTTCCCACTGCTGTCTAGCTGAATCGACTTCGTAGTCGCTATCACCACCGGGATTACTTGGACTATAGTGGTTTACACTAGTACCTATGATACTCTGTTGTTCTTGTTCCCAAGGAGTTTCAGGAGGACGCTGACTGTCGCGGTCTTTAACGTCCATAGGTGTAATTCTAGCTTTCATAGCTTCTAAAATAGTTTCGCGTCTAGTTTTAGCCATTTAATACACTTTCTACCATTTTACTCTATCTGCCCAATACGCTGCTGACATTTTACCTTTAGCAATATTCCTGCCATGTCTAGCTTTGAATGATTTACGTTTAGCTTTCATTTTATCAGATTCACCTTGTTTAGGTGCGCCTGCTGTAGACGCGCCTTGTTGACCAAACCTAATAGTCTTTATTTTATTACCTACTTTAGCCACAACTATATGTGATTTAGTAGGGTGGTTAGGCGTTCTTTTAGGTTTATTATACCCAGATACACCCGCTCTTTTTAATCTGCTATCCGAAGAATCTATCGCTGCGGAAATAGTTTCTCGTCTGGTAGCCATTTAATACGCCTTTGGTTTTCTTAACTGTTTAGCTAACATAACTTGTTTTTTAAGGTCTGGTTTTTTAGTACCCATTAGAACCTCCAGAATTATTTCTTAACCCTTTAGCTAAAGCTATTTGTTCATCAGCATGAAACAAAGGTACACTAGCTTTACTATGCTCACTGCCTGTATGTAAAGAACCGTCAGGCATTTTATGCGTAAGGCCAGTGTACAGAGTTCCATTACTTTTATAATGTTCTACGCCTTTCATGTATTTATCCTTTTAACCATTTACAGTTTTCTTTTCTCATTTCCATAAGGATGTAATCTACACCTTTGTTAAAACCGTCTTTTATAGTGTGTACTACATCTAAGCCAATATGAGAACTTAATTTAAGCGACTTAGCATTATCACTAGGTATTGTAGCCAACATTATGCCTTTATCGCAAGTATTAAATACATAGTTAAAACATTCCTGTATAAATCCATGCCTTAAAATTAGCGGATTATCTATAGCCCAATGTATATGAGCGCTGTTATGCGTCCAAGTATCAAATACCGCTATTGCCACAATTCTATCTACTTCACTATCAACAGCTACAATACCTTTTGTATTTTCAGTAAGTGTAGGGTCAGCACGTTTAGAAATCCAATTCCAATCATCTTCACTTTGTATATTGCGATAGCTAATAATCATAATATACCGCCTACATTCCACATAACGTCTGTACTTATAAGAACTGTAGCTGCGGTAGATGTTCCACGTATGGCTACGCCCAATGTGCGGCCTATACCGTTTGCGCCTGTAGCGCTACTAAAAGCTGTAGAGGCTCCAGAACCCCAAGTAGAAGTATTCCATACACCCAAATCCCAAATAGCAACACTAGATGCAGGTTGTGCTAATACCGCAGTAAATTCTGCAAGCGTGTAATCATATAATATCCTACTATCATATACTGGTGCGTAATCAGCACGGAAATTAGGCCGTATAAACGCTCCGCGTTTCATCAAACCCGGACTACCCATATCAGAAGCAGTATGAAGCATAGAATATTCTATAGGATTACCGTTTTCAGCAGGAGCAGAGGGCGGCGTTATTGTAATACCGTCTTTATGCACATCCATAACCATAATTTTATCGTCAGTAGTACCAAAATATAATTTATTTTGCCATATTGAAGCTGAAAGTATAGGTAGTCCTCGCCAATAGGCCCACCCTCTTGTAGTTAGATCAAGAACATATTGTATGTATTCGCCATCTTTTTGTACGGGACTTATAAGTATTATTAAACCTTCTGCGGGATAGAAAATAGGATGCCACCCGGCATCATTTCTAAGCTCTATCATACTTTGCTGTATTATTTTAGATATTTTATAGGCTATATTACTTGTTTCAGGATTTTCTGCGTTAGCGCCGCGTAGTATTTCATCCATAGAAACTAAGCCATATCCAGTAAGAATAAATAATTCTCCTGCGTATTCAATTCCTGCGCGGTAATCCACGGGGGCTGCGCCTATATCATAAGTGCCAACAATAGACCAAGTAGAGGACGCACTTGGGTCTTCACCCTGATAAACTAGCGCATCCCCCGCTGAACTAGCAACTACAAGGTAATCATCTACACCTGCGCCGCCGTCCAAAGTCCAGTTATACATACCTGCTATATGTCCACCACGTTTAAATTTACCGCCAAAAACAAATTCTGTAGCTGAACCAGTAATAGTATTAACACCTAAATAATACGCACTAGCTGAATTACGCGCAAAACACCAAACTCTTAATTTATGCACTACAATGCCGCAAATAGTAGTTTCATCTATACCGGTTATATTTGTTACTGCTGCCCAAGCGTTAGTGCTTACAGTGTAAAACCATAAACCGTTTAAATTATCGGCGTAGTAAATAAACTGTGCGCCTGCTTGATTAACATAATTAACAAAAGTACCGTACCCGGCGGCAGAAGTAGTATTAGCAGAAAAACTGGCTTTTTTAGTTGGTGCAGTATCGTAAGCTGTAACGTCAAAAATACCTTCGTTAGTTACGGCAAATAATTTATCGTCTGCCCCGGCTATACCTTCCATTGGAATTATTGTTGAAACACCAAAACTAGTGCCGTCTTCAACATCCAATACAAATTCGCGATAGCCCATTCGCACTCTAAGACCTGCTTCGTCTGGCATTATATTATACGCATAGGGACATACGCTCATATCTCCCGCAGCTAAAGAAACGCGAGCATCAACACCATTTGTAGGCGCAGGTATAACTGAGGCTTGCGTTATTTGCGGTCTTGGCCTACGTCTAGTTGCGGCATTTGCGGCTCTAACTACCAAAATTACTGTTCCCTATATTACGATAAGCATTAATAAATGGATATACGTCACTACTATTACCTGCATTAAGAGTACCTGCGCCTTTATCAGACCCCGTAAGCATTTCAAACATTTGATTAAAGTCATCTTGTGCAGCGGTAGCATCTAAACCACGGGCTAAAAGAAATTTTAATTTTAAATAACGTGCAATTAATGTTCGGTCATAAAGAATATTATCTGAATTAACTGTAGCTTCATTTTTATATGTTGTGCCGTTTGTAGCTACGACCCAATTATTAGATACATATTCAAAAAATAACTTAGCTACTACGCCAACAGGATTGTACGGATATACTATAAATTCGCCGTTAGTTATGCGCCAACCTAAATTTATTAAATTAGTAACTGTGCGGCCTAATAAAGCTTGCCATTCTTGAGGCGATAAAGGGCCAAACATAGGTAAATCTTCTGACCTATTCCACGCTGTATTATCTATAATACGTGCAAAATCAGTAGGTAATGTATAATTACCTACGTCAGTAGCAGCAGTAGTAATTGTTTTTTCTCGGCGAAGAACCTCCCAATCATACAAAACTGCAAGCTCATCACCCGCTACATTTAATAAATGTCTTAGCTGTATAAAAGAAGCATCTGAGCTACCAAAAGGATCGGAAACAGGGGTCAACCCGACTTCTGCCGCCACTCTATTAAGTATTGCATCGGCTGTGGTGATAGTAGTCGGATATGTAACCATTTTGTATTGTTCCTATTTACTAGCGCGTTTTCGCTTTACTGTTTCAGTATCGCCTTCGGTAAAGCGTTTTTCCATTATTGCTAGACGTTCTTCTAGTGCTGATATAGTTTTATCCCGCACATCTAACTTTGCATTTAATTGATCTACATATTTAGAATCTTCTTTTTGAGCTAAATATGTTTTAGCTTTCTGTTTTAAACTTGTAAGTCCTCGTATAGAAGTAACATGCGTATCTGAAACATTTGCTAAGTTTTCTATAGTTTTAATATTCTTAAATGCTAATTCTTCAACTTGTGATCGAGAAATACTTGCCCAATCATTTAACGGTGTGCCGTCTACTGGCGGAGCTACACGCTGTTTAAACGCTGCATAATGTCGTGGAAAGCGTTGTTTTATGCTTTCATTAACGGGGCCAGATTTACTATCGCGCTCACCGGGAACTTTAATATCGTAATATTCAACTTCTACGCTATCGGGTAAATCGTTATGTTCAGGGTCTAATATATCTTTTGCTTTATTAGGCCGCATTTTATAAAAAAACTTACACAACAAATTTGCGTCTTCATTTTGTGTAGCGTTGTTTGGCGCGTTAAAATCGTTAAAACCTAAATCGTCCATTTTTTGTCCTCTATGTTAAAAGTTAGGGCAGGCTGTTAAAACCTGCCCTATCTTATAATAACACTATAAACAAAGCAATTACTTTATCTAGGGAAGCAACAGAAGATTTTTTTAGCAGAAATATCATCTGCAATCGCACAAACGTAATCTGTTACTGCGGCTGATACATCAAGAGTTCCATCTCCTGCACCAATAGCCGTAAGAGCATTACCATCTGCTCCTGCTGTAAGAGCAATTGTTAAAGTAGCCGGGCCTGAAATTTGCAGCCAACCAAAAGTAGCGGGAGTTAATAGAGATTGGATAACGCCTGCGCCAATACCAACGCCTTCAGAAATATCAGAAGTAACTAAAGCATCTTGAGCGCCTCCTGCTGCATGAAAATAAGCTACTTCACCTATTACTGCGGCGGCTGCAGAGCCGTTAGTCCATTTACAATACTTATATTCTTTTGCTGGCCCATCTGTTCCAACAGTAGAGATAATAGTACCTAACTTAAATTCTGCTGTAGTATCTACAGCGGTAAGGTCTAAACCTATAGTCATTTTATTTTCCTTAAAAAGAAGGGGGACACTAGTTGCCTAGCGCCCCAGATTAATGTTAGCCGTTTGCGTCATAACGCCCTTGGAACATACGTCCTGAACAAGTCAAGTTACCTGCCCATGCAATAATTTGCACTTCAGCATCTTGATTAGTTGAGTAGCGTTTGTTTGGCGAAAGTGGAACCATGTTGCGACGCGCATGTGGGCGATACTTTATGTAGTTTGAGTTAATAAAGTAAGCCGTACCTGCGGGTGTTCCTGCTGTAACAGTACCGTTATAGATACCACCATCAAGAACTACATCAGAATCCATATATTTCACATTAGAGAATCCGCTATCACCCATTTGAGTGTTTGAGAACCTTTGTTGTGATTGTAGAGACTTCATGTATGTGTTCCACACTGTACTATCAGCCATAATAAGGTCAGGGCGATCTGCACCACGCACTAGATCAGCGTAGAGTAGATTCCAGAAACCTGCAATTTTTGTAGAGTCTAGGCCGTTAGCGGCTGTTTGGTCACTTACTGCATTTTGCCAGAACGTAAATACGTTTCCGTCAATTCCGCCGTAAGAAGCTGCTGTAGGATCAACAGGTAAAGCTGCGGCTAGGCCGTCAATTTCTTTACCAGAAGCGCCAGTACCGTCAGAATACAATCCGCCAGTAATAAGGTTAGCCATTGTGCTTTCAGCCACTTTTAAGCGAGCCTCCATCAAATCAATAAACTGTTCTTTACCTGCGTTTTGAAGCTGTTCTAGGCCAGAGATGACTACTGGAACCGCACACTGTTTAATTGTATATTCAGCGGCACTGATTACGTCAGAAGCATTAGTAGGCAGAATATCATATCCTGAATACCAACCTGCATTTCCGTTTTCAGCAAATGAAAGCTCTTCAAAGATTTTGTTACCACCAGAAAAAGATTTAATATTTCCTTTTCTTTTTAGGCGATCAAGAAGAGCATTGTTGTTAGTTACGTTATCGGCAACTGTTTTACTACGGTTTTCAATAGTCGTAGCAAGAATGTCCGTTACGGACGTATTTGCAAAACTCATGGTTTTTGCTCCGAGTTAAAGGTTTATATAAAAAATGTTTGTCGGGAAATGTATCTCATCCTGCTCGAACGCCGGGGACGGGGGTATCTGCCTACAACCATTTAAACCTGCTCGAACGCCGGGGTTTTTTAGGCCGTTACAAGTATTAAATCATAACGGCCGTATGTTGTCAAGAGTGATCGTTAAACGCATCCATAAGAGCGCCGCGTAAATTATTACTTGCGGGTACTGGTTGTCTTCCAGTATTACTATTAATAGAAGACGCAGCATTTCTTTTAGCCGCAATATTATTTCTGTTGCCTACTAAATTATTATTTGCTGCTCGTTGGCTCATTACATTTGAAATTTGCGGATTTAAAGCGCATGATTTATCATATGCTTGTTGCAAAGTCATAGCTTGATTTCTACGTGATGCGCCATCTAAAAAATCAGCCATATCTTCGCGTACATCTTCAAAAAACTCAGCGTCTTTAGCAAAAACATTTATGTCGTTATCTGTTTGCACTTGAGCATTTTCTTGTTGAGTTTGTTTATTTTGATTAAGCTGCTGCAAAAGATCATTAACCGGAGCCATACGTTGATCTATCATAGATGCTACAGGATCATTTTCAGGTGCGTTTTCTGCATTATTACCTACAAGAGCATTATCAAGCGCGTTGATGTCTACACCATATACTTCAACAAATTGAGCTATTTTAGCTGCTTTTTCTTGCATAGTACCCATGCGTAATGTAGCAACAGATTTAAATAGGCCGTTTACTGCATCTAAAGGATTTCCTACACCTTCTGCATCCATAATAGCTTTATATGGCGTAGATATTTGAAGAAGCCCTTCGCCTAATTTACGGTTATTAGCTCCGTCTTGTAACATAGTATTAACATGTTGATCTCTAGCATGAAGATGCGCTTTAACACTATCTGGAATATTTTTCCATTCTTCCCTTACTTCTACACCCCAATCAAGCGGTGGTTTTTCAGTGCTAGCTGCGGCGTTAGATTTATCATCTTCTGTAAGTGCGTCATTTACTACTTCAGTTTCAATTTTAGTTTCTTCTGCTGCAACTTCTACATCTTCTACATTTTCTTCTGGATCATCGTATAGCGGCGGATCAAAATCATCTAGGTCACTAGCTTCAGACTCCCCAATAACATTATCAAGACTAGCACGTATGCCATTTACTTCTTCTGTTTCTTCTATTACTTCTTCAATTTCGTCACTCATAGCCTTTTGTCCTCATAGTTTGTTGAAGAGCTTCTATACGCTCTTTTTTAGCGGTGCGATCTTGAGCCGCACCTAGGGAGTTTCTGCGCTGATTCATAAAATCAGAGCTGTAGTCGGCGCTGTTGGTAACGCCGTTTCGTTGGTTATGTTCTTTTAACTGTTTACGATCAGAAATAATACTGCCGTCTACATGGCTTTTAAAAGGTTCTATAGGTTTCATAATATATGCACTTTTACTACTTAATGCAGCTTTTTTAATTTCTGCATTAGTAACTATAGCACGTTTTTTTCTATCTTTTTCCGTACCAAAAATACGATCAAAGTTATTTGAAAACATATTATTATTATAGCCCGTGCGCCGAGTAGAATTATTGTCAGACATTACTCAAGCCTATCTTTTTCAATTTCAATTTCAGCTTTAGCAGCTTCTTTTTGTATATCAATACTAGCCGCAGCGCTTATTTTTTCCATTTCTAATTGCATTTTAGCAAGGTCTTTTTGCATTTCACCGCTGACCGCTTGCATGTTTTGCTCTATGTTTACTTGAGATGTTGCTATTTCAGTTTGAATTGTTGCTTGCATTTTAGCTTGTATTTCAGCCATATCTGCTTGGTTATCTGCGCCAATTTTACCCATGTCAGCTTGCATTTGTGCTTGTATAATTGCAATGTCAGCTTGTTTATCTGCTTCTCGTACTGCCATGTCTGCTTGCGCTTTAGCTTGTATTTTCTGCATTTCGCCCTGCATTTTAGCTTGTTCTTGAGCAGCTTTAGGGTCAGGTTTTGATTCTTGCATTGATTTTTGAGATGTTATAATTGCTGCTTCAATAGCTTTATCTAGCACACCTTCAATTTCAGACGCGCCTTTAAACCCTGCCATTGTCCATTGTAACATTTTTAATAAATACGGCGTTGTAGTAGGGTCTTTTTCTATCATAGGCCCCGCAGACTGCAAGAACATGCTTAACGCGCCCATAAACTCAGTACGTTCGTTCTTTAACTCTGCAAAATCTACCATAGCTACGCTTTCAGGGCGTATTTCTACTCTAAACGGCATATCTGGGTTTTTAATAATTTCCATAGCCGGGCCGATTTCTTCAGCATTCATAGAATTAGCTATATTAGACATCGTAACAATTGTTTGCGGCTCAAAGTGTTTTTCAATAATTTCGGCTTTTAATTGCATAAGATCAGTAGCAAATGTAGCAAATTCGTCTTGTAGTGCTTGCACACGTACTGAACCAAATTTTGCTTTCTGATTTGTTTGCCCAACACCTTCATATTGGTTAGCTAGGCCACCTTGCATAATATCTGCCATGCCAGAGGTTTGTTGTAGAAGGGCGATCTGTTGGTCACGTTGCTGTACCAGTTTATTTAGCGTATTTGCTATTTCTTCAACAGGTAGCCAGTCGATTTGTCCTTGCAGACCGCCTTTTTCACCGAACATAGCCCAGTTATCAACCGGGATAAGCTCATTCTCTGTAGCTTCTTTAAGCATATTCTTAACGCCTGTAGAAGACTTATCATAAACACCTACAACCTTAACGGCTTCAGTAATTTTGTTAATTCTAGTCTCTAAAAGGTCAATTTGATTATAAATATCTTCGTTAAGTACAAAATCTGCAGTAGGCATGTAGTCTGTAGTCGTTGCATTAGCCATAAAAAACGGTGGGCAAGGAAAAAACCCTTTAAGACCTAACGTATCTTTTTTAGTATCGAGTAATTTTTGTGCGCCTTTAGTGTACCAATAAACGTGTTTAGTGTCTTTGCACCAAATCTCCCAAACTTCTACTTTTTTTATAACATCTTTGTCATTCTCACCAATATCGCCGCCATCAGCGTCCGTATGCGCTGCCATTTCTTTAAATTCTATGTTTTTAGTAGCGTCTTCGCCAAATCTTTCGACAAATACTTTTTTGTCCATGTCATTTCTAAAAGCAACCCAACGTAACGTAGCAAAATTACGCCCCCAAGACCATAAAATGTCTTTCCAAAAATAATATGTAAGCGGTGCAGATTCAGATACTATTTGTTCCATCATTTCGCCTGTCATAGGGTCTGGAACTTCTTCTGTTTCTACTTCAT